TAAAATGCTCGAGTTGTATGATATCTCTGTTAATTACGATTACATGACTGAAAATTATTAAAGGAAAATTGTGTAATGAAAGTTTATTTATTTGTTGGTGCATGGATGTTTATTGGATATATGATTGCAAAGCTTTCTGATTCTTTTGTCAAAAAGAGAATAAAATGAAAAATTATCTTACACTAAGCTTAGGCGCTGGCGCCCGCGCGTCGCTCTCGGCCGCTCGTGCGCGGGCGAGGATGGACGCCTCAACCCTGACAGCTGCGCGGGTCGATCTCAGCGGTCAGTATCATCAGAGCGGTTCTCGACTGGCCGGAACGCAAAACTTTGGTAGGAACCATAAAAAAGCTTTGGAGAATTGGCCTAATTCGGAATTCATTGGAACTCTTAGACAGCGAGACAATTTTTTTGTCAAATTGATAGAAATTAAAGAAACCAGTTACGGAAGTCTCTACATTGTGAGTACACGAACTGGAAATCGTGGATGTTTTTGGGGATTTACATATGGCGACAAAGTCCTTTCGCCGGGGTATCGTTCTGCTGCACACCTACCGGACCCGGCTTTAGATGACCATTATTGTCCTGTTAAAGTTGGAGATTGTTTCACCATTCGTGCTACCCCAAAAAAGCATGATATAAATAACTATGATAGAATCAAAGATACCCGATTCAATAGGGTAGAAATTGTTTCCATTGCAAGCGCAGGAGAATCTAAAAATGAAGTTTGATTTGTATAGTGATATTCACAATAACCATTGGGTTCGTGAGTCCGGTAATGTTATAGAAAACATGACCGCTGATAATGAACTAAGTGAATACGCAATTTTCGCTGGTGATATGGAAGATAATCATAGGCGAATTAAGTTTCAACTTGAACAACTTGCAACTCATTATAAAATGGTTTTTCATGTTGATGGAAACCATCATTATTATGGCTCTCAATTTCATGAAAATATGAAAGTAAAAATAGAAAAAGACTGTAAAGATTTTGGAGCCCATTCTAAAATTCAGTTTCTTCCTTACAAGCCTCATGTGGAAAATGGTGTTGGAATTGTTGGCGTCAATGGGTGGTATAATTGGGGCCTTGAAAATTTTTCCCGTGACGCTCAAATTGCAATGTGGAAAAGAATGCATTCTGATTATAGACTGATTGATTTCTATCCTTTTAACGGACCTGATGAATTGGCTAAAATGGATGCAATTCAATTAGCTAAAGATATTGAATATTGCATCAAAAGAAATGCAACAAAAGTAGTTGTAGTTACCCATAGTATTCCACATAGTAATATTCTTCACATCAAAGGCGATGTTGAATGGGATATACTATCTGGTTCATTCGTAAATACTTTTATGGAAGCTGTATATGAAAAGTATTATATGTGGATCAAGGTTTGGTGTTACGGACATACGCATGAAGAATATGTGCGTAGGTTAAAAACTAAAGGTCATACCACTATGTTTCTTTGTAACCCTTGTGGTTATCCATTTGAAAGAAAGAAAATGGGAAATTATTCCCCAATGCAATTTGAGGTAGGAAAGTAAATGAAAGCTTTTGAAAAAAGTCCCGAAATGGTAAAAGTACTAGACACTCTTTCTTTACAGATGTTTGGTAAATCTCGGTCTGAAGCAATTAGGCAAAACATTTGTGTTAGTTGTGGTGGAGAAGCCGACGGGTTTGTAGATATTAAGAGCAAACGGGAATTTGCTATTTCCGGGTTGTGCCAAAGTTGTCAAGATTCTCTTTTCGATTCAATTGGAGATAATAATGGGTAGTGATAAATTAACTCGCTTTAATCGCCGGTTGAAAAAAAGTAAAAAAGATAAACAGGATAAAAATCAACACGAAGATAAAACTTTCAACAAGGATATGGAACGGGAAAAAAGGCGTTCGGAAGATCGTCGGGTTTCCCGTATCCGTTCATTTAGCGAATGGGTTGATAAAAATCCTGATGATGATCCAATAGATGAAGAAATGGAAGCTCTTCTTAAACACACTTCTACTAATGGAGAAAATTGATATGAATGATTCTTTCAGGTTCGAAGATGAAGATGAGGGAAGTATTGAAGGAATGTCTTATCAGGAATTTCTTGATGATAAAAATCTTCAAGAAACACTTCGTGAACAATTCGGCAATGAGATGGTTGATAATATTATTAAAGACGCACAAGCAAAAAAAATTGCAGAAGCACACGAAAAATCCAAAGTTCAAGTAGAAGAAATTCTAGAACAAGATAAACTTCAAGCAGAAAAAGATGCCGGGCCTCATAAACATCACGGCCATTTCCGCCTAGTAGGTGGTCCGTTCGATGGTGGTTATTGTATTCCTGAAAAATATCCAGATGATGTTAAACATATTATGGCATATTGGCCTAATAATGAGACAATTGAAGACATAAATATGGATGAAATTTTATGTCGTTTTATATTTAACAAATCTTTGCCTGATGCAAAAGAATATAAAGAATATAAAAAATTCTTATATAAGCGAACTGACAAGTATGATTCAAATTTAGATAAGAAAAATGATATTGCCAATTTCATTTTATATGTTTCATAGGTCATAGGAGAAATTATGCCAACATATGTTTACGAATGTGCATATTGCAAACATACTTTCGAACAAGTTTTATCTATAAAAAATAAAGATAAACCTATGAAAGCAAAATGCCCAGAATGCGGGGAAAAGAAAGTATACAAAGTAATCGGGGCCCCGGCGATTGCAGATATTATTCGATTGGATGTTAGAAGGAAAGATGCTGGGTTCAGGGATGTATTGCAAAAAATTCACGATAGAACACCGGGTTCAAATTTAAATGTAAACGCAACGGAGTTTTAAAAATGAAAATTTTAATATTTGCAATAATTGTTGCCAATATAATTGCACTAATTATATTTGGAGTTCTAATCGGCACAGGAACAGTTTATGCTTATCATCCAACAAACCCCAATCCGCCGATGATTCTTCCTCCGCCTTCAAAGGGAAATCCAGAGGGAAATCCAAAGAGGAAGCCAGAAGGGAAAAGTAAAGATGATCCAAAAAAGAAACCAGAACCTAAAATTGAACCATTAGTAATCCCAGAATCAAGAGCAAGGCGAAGAGTTATTAAAGCACATAACTGCTACCCAAGTGATACATTTTTTGCTATGATGATGAAAATTAAAATGGGATTAGCTATGGCAGGGGTTGAGCAAACTCCAACAGAAGTTGGTATGGTAAACTCAGGATGGGCGCAAGTTTGGATAGACGAAAATAAACATCATTATGTAATCGCATCATTAATAAATCAACGTGGGAACAGTGGTTATGTTTGCATTTTAAGTAAAGGCGTAGTTCCTGCATTTAATTTTAATGTAATATTGCCGGCGAAGGACGGATCAACTATAAAAATAAAATACTAACTAAACATCTAAAATTATACGAACTAGCAACCGCTTGAATTCTTGAAGAAGAATGAACAGGACCGGGGTTCGATGCCCCGCACCTCCACCAGCAATCATATTTCATAAAAATATGGGGGTGAGTTGGAATCGACTGGCAATGTATAGGAAAGTGGAGAACTGTGGGTTGACTGCCTTAAAAGTCAAAACCATAATTGCAAACTATAATTTTGCAGTTGAGGATTATGCTCTAGCAGCATAAATTTTCACGGGGTATGGGTTCCACCTTGTTATCCAACGGACCCACCATTTAAAAGGATATTATATGAATACACCAAAATCATTTGCTTTAGAAATTGAAACAATTGTAAAACAAAAAGGTATTAGTCATATGGATGCCGTATTGTGGTATTGTAATGAAGAAGGAATAGAACCAGATACAGTAGGTTCTATGATTCCAAAAGGTCTTAAACAAAAAATAGAAGCAAATGCAAGGGAACTTAATTTTTTACCAAAACACGCTCAATTACCCATTTAGTGAAAGTATTACATAATGGAAGCAATTGATATTTATTTAATGTATTGTGCTTTAAAAGCACATTTTAGTAATAGTAATTATGATTACTTTAAATATGGTGGTAAAACAAGAATATCTAGAAAATCTTTTTTTAAACGCAAAGATAGATTTTTCTTCGTTAAACTTTCTACAAAATATGAAAAGTATGCAGATATTAGAAATTATCTAGTTTCTAATTTCATTAAAGTACGCAGCGGATATATCGCAAATTTTACTGATACAAATTTTAAGTTGTGGAACGATAGAAGAAATAATTTTTATAATATTTTTTCAATTGAACTGCACCCTTTAGTATCAGAATTTGAGCCCCTCTTTAAAATTGAAGGTTATAATCATCCCAAATTATTACAGGAATATCTTGGTCAACGTGTATCTTTAGAGACTTTAATTATTTTGAATACTCTCTTAAATTTCTCTGATGAATGGACAAAAAAATTGAATGGAGATTTTATATGGAATGATACAAAAAAACTTATGGAAAGTTATAAAGGGTTCTTGACAATTGATGTAAAAAGGTATAAAATACAGCTATTGAAATTAATAGAGGAAACAAGTTAATGACAACTATAACAACTGAAAATTATGAAGAGATGTTTTTTGAAGCAAAATTTAGTGAAGCTTCTAGTAGAATTCGTGAACTAGAATATGATTGTGCTGAATTAACTAAACACAATAATACTTTATTGGAAAGATGTAATAAACTTGCATCTCAAAAACCAACTTGGCCTAAAGGTTATAAACCAAAAAGGTATAATAATGATGGCTACGCTCAGGAACCTTATCATGACACGTTTCGTGTTAAAAAGGAACATTGATGGGGATATAGCTCAATCGGGAGAGCGGGTGCTTTGCAAGCATCAGGTTGTGGGTTCGATTCCCTCTATCTCCACCAAGCCGAAGTAGCTCAGTTGGAAGAGCAATGGTTTTGTAAACCATAGGTCGGAGGTTCAAATCCTCTCTTCGGCTCCAAAGTGTAAAAATGTAAGGAGTAACAAATGTTTAGGTGGGCTTCTTTTGTTTGTGCAGTATCAGCACTATTTTTTCTTACCTCCGCCATGATTCATTTACAATGGTTAGGTTGGACTTTATCAAGTTTTTCTTGTGTTTCATGGGCATACTTTGCTTATATCGATAAGGATACACCTAGATTTTTAATGGAATGTACATTTTTTATTGCTGCTTTATGGGGAATTTATAATTGGATAGGAATAGGATGAACGTAAAATTAATAACTCATATGGGTAGTGATTTATCTGTAGTCAATGCTGCTAGAGTTTCCTTTGCAAAAGAACATAAAGAATTTAAGGAACCAGCAGATACCCGACTTATTAATTACCTTGCAAAACATAATCATTGGAGTCCGTTTGGACATGCATCCATGCAGTTTCATATTAAAGCTCCAGTATTTGTTGCAAGACAGTTGGTAAAACATCAAGTGGGTTTGGTATGGAATGAAGTTTCTAGACGATACGTTGATGATGAACCAGAGTTTTATACACCTAGAGAATGGAGGGGTGTTGCAGAAAATAAGAAACAAGGTTCTTCTAATGAAACTATAGAATATAATATTTTGCCTGCTTATAAATTTGCTAGACAATGTTATGAAAATATGTTAAATAAAGGAATTGCACCAGAGATGGCAAGGATGGTGTTACCCCAATCAATGATGACCGAATGGTATTGGAGTGGTACACTCTATGCATTTGCTAGGGTATGTAATTTACGATGTAAACCAGACGCTCAAAAGGAGACACAGAATGTTGGATGGGGTATTGACAAATATGCACGGGAACTTTTTCCCACATCATGGATTGCATTACGAGATGAATAGAGCACTTGTAATTGGTAACGGCGAATCTCGTAAGTGGTTCTGTCCTAGTCGCCGGACTATTATGAGTCCAGTGGTGACATGGGGATGTAATGCAATTTTTCGAGATGGTTATGTTGATGTTTTAGTTTCAGTAGATTATAGTATGCAACAGGAAATTTATGATTCTGGATATACATTACTCCGGGGTAGGAACTTTCGTATCCCTCCCCAGCAAAGTGTATGTCATTTTTCAAATTGGAATATAGTACCAGCTGAAGCAGTAGAAATAATGTTTATGGGATTTGATATACCAAAAGAATTAATTCATTATAGTAAGAAACGTACAGATAATTGTGTGATACAAGGAAAAGACCCTAACACACTTCAAGAGAAGGTTAAGGCTGCAATTGAGATGAATCCTCAACTAGATATTCCTGATCTGGTACAGAAAATGGAAAAAGATGTAGGAGTATGGATTACTTACGTTGAGAAAGACGATAATGTAGTTCCTATAGATTTCCCTGTAGGATGGAGTGCTGGTAATACTGCATTACATCTTGTATGTCAGGGAGATGTGGATGAAGTTTTTATATTAGGTTATGATTTATCCTCATATGACGAGGACTTAAACAACATATATAAAGGTACGGACAATTATTTGCCCGTTACAGCTAAAGGGTTTAGTTCCGTTAATTGGATGAACCAGATGACAGCTGTTTTTAACGAGTTTAGTGATAAACAATTCTATTGGGTTGATAGACAATTCGATGAAAAATTGTACTTTGACAATGTAAGGGACTTGACAAAGACAGAACTATGTGATACACTAAACATACTTTAACATACGATAATATACGTTAACATAAGGAGAGTAAATATGTCGTTAGCAACAATGAAGAAGCAAAATTCTTTAAATAAACTGCTCGGTGCAGTTGAAGCCGAAAACCAACCTCAAGAAAAAAAGTCCTATAAGGATGAACGTATTTGGAAACCCTCACTAGATAAAACTGGTAATGGTTATGCCGTAATTCGTTTTCTACCAGCAACAAAATCAAAGGAAGACCCCCTTCCTTGGGTAAAGGTGTGGAGTCATGCATTTCAGGGCCCCACTGGACAGTGGTATATTGAGAACTCTCTTACCACTCTTGGACAGAATGACCCTGTATCAGAGATGAACTCTGCATACTGGAATTCTGGTGTGGAATCGGATAAGGAGATTGCTCGACGTCAGAAACGTAAGTTGCAATACTTTGCAAATATCTTTGTCATAAGTGACTCCAAAAACCCTGAGAATGAAGGAAAAGTATTCCTTTATAGGTTTGGTAAGAAAATCTTCGACAAGTGTATGGAAGCTATGCAGCCTGCATTTGAGGATGAGAAACCTATCAATCCGTTTAATTTTTGGGGAATTAATCCAGACGATCCAGAAGTATCTCCTGGCGCAAACTTCAAGTTGAAGATTCGCAAGGTAGACGGTTACTGGAACTATGACAAGTCAGAGTTTGATGCACCTTCTGCATTATTTGATAATGATGATGAGCTTGAAGAGGTTTGGAAGAAACAGTATTCCCTAGAGGAATTTAATGCAACTTCTAACTTTAAATCTTATGATGAATTGAAGACTCGTCTAGATAACGTCCTTGCAGGCAAGACAATTGTAGGTAATGCCTTTACAACAAATGTTGTAGATGAACCCGTTAGTGTTGATACTAAATTAGATACTAAAGAGGAGCCTGCTCCTACGGTTACCGTGTCTGCATCAAATGATGATGACGAAGATACTATGTCTTATTTTGAGAAACTTGCTTCTGAAGAAGTGTAATTAATTACACTTCGGGGGGAAGG